TTACAATATCCCACTTCTGGAAAATAAAGCGGATGCAGCATCATTCTTTAGATGCCATTCTGGATGCCCACCAGAACATTGTTCGATATCACAAGAATAAGCTTCATGCCCGAGCCTCCTAAACTCTTTCGTTACTGCTTGACTTTCTTCACATGCAATCAAAACTTTCATATTTTTCCTCTTATGTTTGTACTTTACCCTGCCCAAGTACGGCTTTTGCTTTTGCCTTTTGCAGTTCAGCGGCTTGTCCGTTGCAATATTTTATTAGCGACGCTGGCGTAGCCTGTCTAAGCTAATGTTATGATGACCGATGTGGGGATTGAGCGTTCCAACTGACGAAATCCACTATCCCGAGTTATTTCCACGCTCCAGGAAAGGACAACTCCCCACATTCGTTCTATTATTTTATTATAGCCGTTTTAAAAACTTGCGCAAAATACTGGCTTCAACAGCTCTGTAAAGCGTTTGAAACCAGGCATCTGAAAGAGATGTTGCTTTAATAAAAATTGGCTCTAAGTTCATTTTTTCATTTCCTTTTCTTTAATTACTTTTTCCAAAGATTTCGGACTGTAGTAATACTGCATCCGCAAATTTCAGCCGTTTCCTTCACTGTTTTTTGTCCCATTAACCCAACAATTTTGTTTATGACTTCTTTCTTTTTTAGCGCCGGGTTCCTATTGTTCCCCCCTCTCTGTTTTGTCTTAAATTTCCATTTTTTCATCCACTGGTAAATCGGTCCTTTGGTAAGTGACAGCTCTTTTGCGATTTCGACGACCGGCATACGTTTAATGTAATACCGATCATAGATATATTGAGATACATAATAAAACTTGTGCTTTTTTATGATCTCTATAAGATCCTTCCTGTAGCAAAAGCGCTTAAGCGAATCTAACTCTTTAAAATCTATTTTTTTTGTCATGGCTTTTTGCCTTGTCTATTATTTGATAGAAAAACACCTGTCATGCCAATTACACATTTTACATTTAAAGAAGTCCGGATCTTGTCCGGCCCCTGGCAATAACTCCCCGGCCTTACAAGACATGATTACCCTGGCGGCCTTCGCGTCCAACATCGAAACGTATTCGGGGTTGTATTCTACTTCTTCCCAATGAATTTCCATCCGGTTCATATTGACGGCACAGAAATAAGCAGGGTTATCGGTTAGATTGAGATTCTCCATGTAATACTGGCATTGACCGTAATATGTGGGAAATTCTTTTTGTAATTTGTTGCGTTTCAGCGCCAGGAAATATTTTTGTTCCAGACCCTTGCACTCCCATAGCCTTGGCCACGGCCCTAATTGTTCCGGGCCAGCAACAAAAATTCCGTCAGTATGCCCTTTAACGTGTCCGTCGTGTGAGACAAACCCAAACTGGCCACCATCTTTTGGACCCGTTACAAGCCCAAATCCAGCCAGTTTAAGCCATTCGGACATTACAGATTCAATCCAATGGCCGCGAGCAAAGATCCTTAATATTCGCCCGGTAAGATCTTTATCTGGGTCAACCGGGGTTTTTGTAATTTCATACTGTAAAGCCCTTTCACAATAAGCCCCTATTCTGGACCCGCCCATGTAATCCCTGGAAGGCTGAAAAGACCGTTCAAGTTCCAAAGCGGTATCTATCTGTTTGTTGATTTTTTCAGAAATAGATAATTTTCTATTAAAATCAATCATTGCCGGCCTCAATGGGAGGATGTCCACAGGTTAAAACCCTATTCTCTTTGTCATTTTTAATAAAATAGAGACAATCTTCCGTGCAGGCTATTGACCCAACCTTACAGGCTGCAAGAATCGTTATTCTGGTGCCATGGGGGCAATCAGTTAAAAGCCACCCCTTCTCCGGTTGTTCATATTCAATTTTCATGCAATTACTCCTTCCCAATAAACTGCAGATACGACCCTCCTGCCCTTCATAACCACTAAATAATTAAGGAATAGAAAAGCCGTAAGTCTTGCCGCTTTGTTAATAGTTTTGGTGCCATTTAAAATGACACCCATGATAATTGGCCTGGTTATTCCTGCCATGAGAAGATCCCCGGAAACTCTTTCGCTGATCTTAACCATGTTGTTTTTCGCCAGGTTTACTTTTTGCCAATCAGTCATTGTCGCTTTTTGGCGCGTATCTTTCCATAATCTCATCTGATACCTCCATTTCTTGCAATGTTTGCCTGATTGATTGTCCTGTGGGTTCCCAATATTTATGCTTGGGGTGGGCGTCGGCGGGAATGACTAATGTTCCGTTTTCTTTAATATAAGGAGGGGAATAGGCTTGGTTAGCAACATAGGTGACAAGTTCTGCCTGCTCGAATAGTTGGAGTATTTCTTCTTTTGTAAAATCTTTTAGGGGCTTGTCCATCAGGTTGTTTTCCATTATCCATTCTGCTAATTTGTTCAAGTCTATTTCCATTTTGTTTCCCCTACACCCCCAAAAACCTTTCAATTTTAGATCTATTAAAATGAAACGTCAGATAAGCGGCTGCTTGAATTTTACTGAGTATCTGGCACATTCCAAATCTTGCCAACATTTGCATTTGTTTCTGGCTGGCCGGTTGATTCTGCCATGCGGCAGCCTTTTTTGCCGTCCTATTGCTTTCGTTTTGATGCATAAAATCATCACTGGACGCAATAGCCCCGGATCTGTTTGATATACCCAGAATCTTAACTTCCCGGCCTTTGCCGCCAATAGAATACCAATCTTCACCATTGGCAGAACAAACACATGCCCAAGCGTCAAAACCATTTGCAATCAGGATCTTTTCGGAATCCCACAAATTCACCCATCTAAAAGGACTCATATTGAGAAGATCAATTTCGATCAATCGCAATTCCTGGGCTTCATCATAAAAGCCGTCTTCATCAAGCTGAACCTGGAATTCATACCCGCATAACGGACACACCATAGTTTGGATAGGTATTTCGGCCTGACAATTAGGACATACCTTTTTTTGCTTTTCTTTTTCTTCGCTCTCTTTGTCGTCTTTCAGGATCACATCAGAATTAAGGTTTCCATGGGTTAAAAGACTGATACCAAAATCAAGAACCAGACAATCCGTTTTGATAACACCTGGATAAAGATTCGGGTCCACTTTCCTTAATCCCCGGCCTACCATCTGGATAACAACCGATTTGTGGGAAGATTCCCGGAGAAGGATGATACATGATACTATTTGACAATCCCATCCTTCGGTAAGGACTGCCGGGTTAACCATTACAGGGAAATCTCCAGCGTCAAAGGCTTCTAATGTTTCCCGGCGCTTTTTCATTCCTATCTTGCTGTGTACTGCTCTGGCGTCGACCCCGGCTTCCCGAAAAGCGTCCACAACATCTTCGGCATGAGATATCGTAGATGAAAAAATAACGGTTGGCCGGTCCTTCGCCTTTTCCAGCCACTTTACGACAACCTGATCGTTATTAATTTTTGTGTTCTGGATGGCCTCTACTTCGGCTTGATCGTAATCGTTTGCAGTTTTTTTAACATTTTTTAACTGTTTTTGAGTCCCGATATCAATAACCAAGGCTCTTGGCGGGACAAGGTGCCCCGCCCGAATCATTTCAGGAAGAGATACTATGTCAGCAACTTTGGAAAAAGTTTTTCTTAACCCTTTTTTGTCTGATCTTTCCGGGGTCGCAGTTACTCCAAAGATCTCAACTTTATTGTTCAATTCTACAGCCCGGCCTATAACCCTCTGGTAAGTTTCACTTGCAGAATGATGGGCTTCATCAATTACCAGGAGGTCAACCGGCCGCATGCTTACAAGATGCTTCTCCATAGACAATGTTTGCACCATGGAAAAAACGGTCCTGCCCAAAAACGATTTTTGTTCAGCATTAAATAAGGAGATAGAAATCTCTGGGTTTACTTTTTTAAATTTTGTACTGTTTTGTCGGGTAAGTTCATCCCTATGTGCCATAACAAGGGCTTTTTTCTTTTTATTGATTCTTTGCCCGATAACAGCGGACAAGGCAATGGTTTTTCCAAACCCGGTAACTGCAACGCCCAAAGCGTTTTTGTGTTTTTTTAACACCTCTACGCTATTTTTGACAAATTTCTTTTGCCTGTGCCTTAATATGATCACGTTAGAGGCCTTGAGCCATCCGCCATGCGTAACCAGCAAAAACGCCCATAAAAAAAGCCATCACAACAAACATTATCAAATCCTCTTTTCTGAGCTTTATCATTCTATTTCTCCTCAATAGTTGTTGTTTCGTGCCCACATTTACAGACCCAAAAATACAAGGTAAAGGTAGGCCACTCTCGGTAACCT